ATATATGTGGGGCCATTGCTCCCACTGCATGGAAATATGTTGCTAAATGACTAAGTTAACTACTTGACTATGGTGATCTTTACATAACTAAAGTTGTCTTCATGCGCCACTCTAATCTAACACACAACTAAGAGAGATTGATAACATACAGTTTAATGACATGCTGGTCAAAGGAGCCGCCTACTGCAGCTCAACTAATTCTAAATTAATAAATCTATACATTAACGCAACTAGAGCCATCTACTATGACCAAACATAGGACAACTGTGCATCTTAGACTAAATTTAAACTATAAACTAAATGCAGTTTAACGACATGCTGGTCAAATAATAATTAATTATGTGTATGAATATAAGTTTGTTTTGCTGCAGTATCAACATCACAAAAAAATCTAAAAATCGGGCCAACGACATCTGATTTTACCTTAGCGCATAAAACCTCATGCTCAAACAATGTTTGCATATGTTCCGTCCACCCATAAACCATGTTTAAATCTGATAGGGTTTCAGGTGTACATGTAACAGTAGTAAAAATCATTTGCCATTCTTGTCTACGTATAGGATGAGCTTCCACACCTTTCGTCAGAGCTAACAAGTGATTAAAATAACATTTAAATGGCGGTAAAACAGATGTATACATCATACCCAATGCAGTACCACGAACCAGAATCTTAGGATCAACAAGTGGTGGGTCTATAAAATATGCTATCTTGGATAAAACCCGACCCAATTTAGGCACAAACGCATACCCCTCTGCCACCCTATATAAACGCATGGAACAAAACTCAACTTCATGAGTATTATTCCTATACACTGCTTTAGCATCAAAACCTAACATCTCCATATAATGTTGCACATTTATACGACGCCACTGTCTTGGCACCCGTTCTACATTATCATCACCTTGTACCAGCATTCGTATACGCGCTATAACTGCAAGAATGGTAAACTTTAATACAATGCAAAAAATGAACAAATGAAACATAATATTTAATAAGGAATTAAATAAGGAGGTGAATGGATCACCTGATGCACGATTTCCAAAGACACGGTAATACCAGCCATGTGGTGTTACACCACGTTTATTGACATTGCCTAACATAAGCAACCAAACAGCCAGAGGACAACCTATTTTCTTCACAAACCACACTTCCAGTTGCATGTACATCTCCTCAAGTGATGCATCAAACAAACCAATATCATCTTCCAACAACACATGTTGCTTTGGCGTGTAATCTTCCATCAATTTATTCCCACATTTTAAATTAGACACAGAAGATGTGAAGACAACATTCTTATTTGCATTTAGATCACGCTTCATTCGTTCTTGTAATGCTGCTATATACGGCCCAACAATACATATAAATTCCGGTTTAGCACCTTGTATCATTCTAGGTGCTTTGATTTTTTGCTGCTCCCCATTTCTGTAGTTAAGATTCTCAACCTTGACAAAGGATTTTCTAAGTGTATATTTCTTAACCTCAGAAGGGGTAAAATGGGTGTTTTCGGTCACGCCATTATTGACCATTTCCGCATTAGTCCTACGCAGTTGTTTTTTAACACCAGGCATTGCATTTGACATACGTATGTATTTTTCAAAAGGAAAACTAACTATAGGATGGGAAAAAGTCTTTGGTAACAACTTGTGAACATTTTTTTTAAAAAAATCACAAAATTTCAATTTAAATTCTCGATCACCTGCTGGAGGACATTTGAGCACCCTACTGGCCAGTGATTGTTGTTCATTAAAGCTATTACTACCATAAAACACTGGTCTATACATACCATCACCTATACCAAGCTTCCTTTGCACATTACGCCCATGTTTATCATTATGATACAATTTAAATAACTTACCGCGTTCAGGTGTTGCATCAGTAAGAACTTTATCTGGGCCATAGCAATAATACCCATCATATATACTTTCACATAATTGTTTTGAAAATGTATGAGCGCGATAATATGGGAAAGCAGTCCCTTGAAAAACATGTGAATTAACTGCCGGAACAAACAATTCATTAAACCCCCAATGCACCATTATACGATATGGTAAATTACTCCATGTTGGACCCATATGATAATGCATCCAATGCATTATATTACCAGGAAGAGAAGACAAGCCACCAACATAACCTTCAATAGCAGTGAGAGATGTTGTAACATGAAGTGGTGCAATTGTTCTCAAGACCTCTTCCATAACAGGAGCAAACAATGATGAGTTATAAAACCTATTTTGCATCTCTCCTGTTAAAAAACCATTGACACAACTATTAAAATCTGCTTTGCGTATTTTTCCAAATCTAGACCGTGCTCCTAACAAAGCTAATATAGGAGGAATAAACATTGTTACACTGGCCACACACGCCCATATAAAATACCTCTGCATTTTTAACTTTAGCCGCATTTCATTATTCTTGCGTTGGTATACTGGATGAGTATGAACAGAATGATAAGCATTCAACATAGCAAGATTTGTGCAATGAACTGGTGCCAACACTTTACTCTGATCACACATAGTAGTTTGGTTAACCATTCTTGTAACTTGATCCAACATAATCGCATAATGTGCATCTGTCCTATCTTTCGTTGACCACCTAACAGCAGCTTCCCGAATTATAGATCCTGGTAACGGTATGTACAAACCAGTATGGTATAAATAAATATTATTAAATAAGCCCCCACCATACATAGCTGGTTCAATGTCCATAAGCGTTGTGATTATGCCATCACCACAAATGTGCAACTCTGGGTACATTTTCATTTCAACTGCTATGTCATTGTCATTACCATCAAATGATACAAGCGGTGGATTTGGATCAAATGCCA